GTTGTGCTCCCGGCAAAGCATGGCGGTCAGCTCCACGGCCTCCTGGTACACCGCCTTAAAATAGCTGGCATCCTCCAGGCCGTCCTCGCAGATTTCAAAAGAAATGTGGGTATCATTTGCGCTGCCGTTCTTCCCTCGGCCACAGTGCCAGCCACGGCGATTCCATGGAAGGGTCTGCACCGTTCCAACGCCTCCATCGGCAAATTTGCCTACAAAGGCGTGGACACATTTCTCCAGTCCAGGCCGGTCCCAATCATTCCCATACTGATTCCGACCAATTACATCATCTCCGGGCACATAGCGGGCCACAGAGGGGTTATTAGACCCGGTTGAGTGTACCATTATTCCCTGCGGCCGTATGGTCCTCCCGGCCCTGTAACAGTCGTTCTCAGTTAAATACTGTTTTCGTAATCTCATGGTCTTCCTCCATTGACATATCAGGGCGTGTGCTGTAATATGCGGATAAGGGAGTGATAAAAATGCATGATTACAAATTGCTTTGCCACTTTTTGAGGCAGGCAGAAACTGCTTTCAGCCTATCAGTGGACACAAACCAGGAATTTTCTGCACTAGCAGAAAAGTTCGAGTCCGGCAACGCCACAAACGAAGACCGGGAAATGGCCCTCAGAATCCTGACAAATGCCAGGGAGAACTTTTCCTCCATGCCGGACAGCGAGGAGAAAATGACTGGGATGTTAGAGACCGCCCTGATTATTCAACAGCTAAATATGGAGCTAAAGGCACCCTGATTGGGTGCTTTTTTATTATTCTCTTTCCGCTTCCTCTTTGGCGGCCTCATCCTCCGCCACGCCAGCAGCCACGGCGGCGGCAAATGCCTCCTTGTCAGGGAAGGCGGCGGCCAACTCCAGCCCATGGCGGCCAGTAAACTCACGCATCTCCTTGGCCTCCTCATGGGTAATCTCAGGGTGCTTCTTCAGGAGCATGGGCATGCCTACAGTAGCCAAATCGGGGGCGTCGTTCTTCTCAGTGATTTCGTACAGTTCATAGAGCATTTCAGTGTTCATAGTTCAATCTCCTTTGTAGTCAAAAATATGTTGTTATTCCTTCAACTGCTTGATGGCCTGGTTGACACCAGTTGCCGCCAGACCGCTCACGATACCAACGGCAACGGCGGTCAGCGGGTCCGTCGCCGGGAAGTCCTGGAGGCCGGTATACAGCGCTGCCACGCCCAGAACGCCCCCACACAGGCCCACGATAGCCGGGATGTACTTGTTATCCAGACCGGACGATTTGACAATCAGTCCCACCAGATAACAGATGACGGTAATGGCCGCCACGGATGCGATTCCAAAGTCCATATTTTCACCCCCTCTCAAAGACCTATCTTGTCTAACAGAAAGGCCATAACCGCTGTAATAACCGCCGCAATTACGGCCCAACTTATTTTGCCTTTCAGATCTTTCCAGGTTCGTCCAGGCTCTGCCTGAATGTCTGACAATCCCTTGGACAGTGTGCTCACTTTACCCGTCAGGTCCTCCAGCTTTTCGAGTATCGTTGTATACTGCTGACCCTGCTCTGCACGGGCGATCTCAAGCTCCCGGATTCTGTTGAAAAACTCCTTGTGCGTCTGCCGGGACTGCTCCTTCCATTCGCTCATCTGCTTTTCCAGCATATTAGCTTTCTGGAGGCCAAGGCAATCCCGCTGTGGGTCTAAGATACATTTTTCATCCATCGTACACCTCCCACGCCTGGGCGTACTCCTCTGGTGAAAAGTTGGTGTCTTGTTTGCACCGATATGTCTTTCCGTCAGTATAGATCATGTACTCCCCGACCCTATACATATCATGGGCACCCTGAACAGGCACAAAGGGCTTGGCCGTTTCCGGGCTTGTCCCATGGAGGGGCCGCCAGAAGGTGAACCAGGCGGAGTTATCCGGCTTGATGTCAGGGTGGGTCGCATTGTCGTGCGCCTGAAAGCACTCCCAAGTCTGGCCACCGTTATTTCTGATGTCGCCTACCTGATATTTGCCCTCCAACCACTCCTCATATAGTCCGCTGGCTCGGATGCGCTTGTCGTCGCTGTCGATGACTGCCCCGGCCAAGGTCTGCCGGGACACATAGATAGCGGATGCCAGTGCGTCGTACAAATTGCTCACAGTGTAAGCCCCCTCTCAATGGCAGTCTCAATACTGGATACCCTGTCCTCAAGGGTGGGTTCCGGCTCCGGTTCAGGTTCCGGCTCTGGCACGGTCCCGGCGGTCATGTCTATAACAATCTGGCCGTTCACCTCGATATCCACAAAGGGGAAGGTATCAGGCACGGAGATCTCAGGAGGGACCTCCGCCCACCCCTCCGGGATGGTATTCAAATTACAAGTTTGGTTGCGGTGCGCCCCGTTCTCCAAGGGCTGGATTTCGATGATTAACATGGGGACCTCCTTTTAGCCGATGGCATAATAGTAATAGGTAGTTCCTGTACCGTTTAACTGGTCACTTCCACTTCCGGTAAAATTTATATACCAGGAAATAGTGGACCCCTCTCTCTTCATCAGGGTATATTGAGTTGCAGTTGTTCCTCCATATTTCCATTGGATTTTTTCGTATGTATCGCCTAAAAATATAGGCAATGCAAAATATAAATTGTTTCCTCTTGTCCCTTTACGCCCATCTGTATCGCCGACTATAAATAGTTTAGGCTCAAAAGGGAGTGTCAAACTGCATGGGTTATTGATCCCGTAGGTGCCGGTCCCCACATAACTGCCAGTCTCTACTCTCAGTGGTAATACGGAGTTTTCAAACGGTATCCCCAAAAACTGATACTCATACCCATCATGGATGCCGCTGTCGGGGTAGGCGTTGCGGTTGGAGGAGCGGACGTATTCCCAAGGACCATCATGTAATTCCTTTTTTCCTGTAACGGTTTTAGCAGGTATAGCCTCTGCTACATAGGTATAGTCCTCGCTATCCGCACTGTTCTGTTTGCCAGTTGGAGCTCCCGATGCATAATAGATAACATTCGCTGGGGTAGTCTTATAATCTATATTGCCCCAGTTGCCATGCGCTACACTGTTTACTTGTTTCGTTAGATAAAAGTATTTTCCTTGTAGCACTTGAAGATTTGAGCCTATTCCGTTTGGAGTAAAAGTCAAAACTTGTGGATTATTTAAAGTAACACTTAAATCCTCATGTACAGTTACTGTTGGAGAATACCTAATATGGTTTGTTGGCGTATATGAACCAGAATTAGGTCTACCCTGCCACTCAACACACTGTATTTGCTCGGCACCAAGATTCGGTACAAGAGCAAAACCAGAAGTTCTTCTCTTCCACCAATACTGATTATATTTCCCTAAAAAGACCAGCACATCATCTGGGACATTGGATACATCCAGCCCAAACAAAGCCGCTGTGGTGTCCTTTAAAAGAGCGAACTTGTTGATAAAGGTGCCTTCTGTGTACACCTTTCCAGGGGCCGGGATTATCTCGTAAATATCGTCTGTCCCATCTACTTTTGTAAGCTGAAAGCGATTTGGGTATTGTACGTTTCTGTCGTCCATTTGGTCCTCCTTTCAGCCGATGGCAAAGTAGTGATATGTGGTACCATTTGCGTTTAGTTGATGTTCACCGCTACTTGATGAATACCATGACACAGAATTTCCGTTGATTGTAACAAACTGTGTGGTCGTGCTATCTGATCTAGTATACATACTAACATTCATATTTTTATAATCATTATCCCATAGTATTATATTAGGCAAAGAGAGATCTACACCACCCGTAGAAACCATCCTAAAAACTCCCCAAATTATTGGAGTAAACGGAAATGTTAACGTATTTGGGGATGAACTCAAAAACGTCCCCGTTCCAATGTAGCTGCCCGTCATAATCTTCGGCGATCCTGCAATTCCACCTGCAATTCCACCTGCAATCGCATCCGATATTGCATCCTGAAACTTCTCGTTAAACTTCGCCATCGTTGGTTGGTCCGTTTCAACAAACGGTGTAAAAGCCATCAGCTAATCACTCCTTCCGCTTTCATATTTCCATATAGTAGCAGATACCATGTGGCTACCTGCCAATTCTTCCATTCAGTATTCATGGCATCCAGTTCCGCCCAGTTTCTTCCTAGATTACTACCCGCACTTGGCAAGGGGTTATATCCACTCCAAAAGGTGTACGCATTGGACCGCTTGAAGGCACGAACCACCTGCTCGATGGTCAACCGAATATCTATTAGTATCTGCTCAATATTGTTGGCCTCGATATACGTCAACAGTTCCATGCTCTCCGGTGCCTCTGGCGTAGTGGACAGCAAGTCAATGGTAGAACGTAGAGCGGAAACATTCGCAAGATATCTCTCCATCAGATCAACGGTTGGAATATCATCTTCATACCAGGTGTAAGGGTCTTTTTCCTCGCCGGGTTCGGGTTCTAGTTGTGGACCTGCAACAAATGAGCCTGTCCCGGAATTTCGATAGAACGTCTTACTGACTTCATCCCATAAACAGGCTATTCCTTCTCCATCCAGGGCTGGCCGAAAATCATGGATTAGCGTGTCGTTATCATAAATCTGACAACGATAAAGTTTTGCGGACAGTTTTCTCTCGTCTACCTCTCCCCCTGAATCAAGCGCCAAAAGGCAGAGGTTATACGGACAGTTAAACGTTGCCGCTCCATTGGTAATGGTCGTATCACCAAATTTGCAGACATTTTTGTTTTTGTCTATAACAACGTGGGACAAAACTTTTGATACCGTAGTTTCTGTTCCAGTCGTATTAAAATCAGACCGAATTGAACTAGCAGACATCTCCCACAACACAAAGCTACCTACTCCATTTGCTGTACGCGCGCCAAAGAAAGGGTAAACGCCGCCTTTTAATGCCTCAATATCCATAATGACCCGGCTGTTATTCGTTGGTTTATGCCCTGTATCGATATACTGTGTCCCGCTGCTTTCAATGTACTCTAAGTAGGTGATACCCTGATTCCCACCATGGGGTATCTCTATCCTCTGATAGCCCGTGCTGTAACCGTACTGACGGAACTGCTGGTCCAATTCCTCCATCGCCGCCGTTACTCGGTTCAGGTCGGAGGCGTTGTAGGTGCCCTTCAGACCGGAAGACCACTCCACTTTTTCTTCTGGTGACATTCTGGACCAGCCTTTGTCATGGAGGGTTTTCCAGCGGATTACATCCGCCTGAGTGCGGTCAGTGATTAACGTATCAAGAATGCTCACGTTCCTATCGCCTCCACGTTTGCCGCAACAGTATTAGAAAGCCTGATCTCCATCTTTGCGACATTTCCTGTGTTGGTCCCGTCCCAAGCATTTGGCATAGTCAGCACATCTCCAAGTTTCTCACCGGCCCATACGATTTTTGCCTTGTTGGTGCTACGCCTTAGGTAGTAGTCATAAACACGTTGCGCCACTTTCTGACCGATAGATGGAGAGACTAACGTCGCATCTGTGATTTCTATCACATTTTGCTTGTCCGATGCCGTTATGTTTGGATTAGACACGCTGTATTCCGCCTTTGTATCGCTGTATTTGGACCCGTTGATTTCTATTGACCCATTTGTGTTTTGGATGTATGTATGTGCGGTCACCACCACTTTCGTCACAATGGCTGCTGTATCCACCGTTACGCCCGTATAGGTCCTATTTTTACCGACCTCTTTGGCTGTAGATGGTAGATGAAACACATAGAGGCGCTCCCTACCATCTGTAGAGGCACATACACCCCAGGCAAACAACACCTGTTGTATGGCCTCGCGCTTGGATGTCGCCAGCAAAACTCCGGTTAGCGTTGCATCGGTTATAGCGGAATCGTACTCAATCTCAAAGTCTCCATCTACTATTTCAGACAAAAGCTCCTTTGCCGATTTGTTGGTATACACACCACCTGAAAATGGCGTTTCATCTAACACGCCTAATGCGTCGTAGCATTCAATATCATAGACCGTATCCGCTGATCTGGAATAGGCATCGATATAGTAGACACCAATCAAATTATCGTTATTCCGCACCTCCACTGGCTGCTTCAACTGGAACATAAAGTCCACGTCATCTTTGCTGTCCAGCGTCCATTTCATGGTCGAGATAGGAAGCTCCGTCGCAATCAGGCTCATTTCGTTTATGATAGATGCAGACCGCAACTCAGACATTCCGAAATGCCGGAATATTCCGAATATAATACGCTCCAGTTTTGCCCTTCGGCCCGGCAGATTCGTACTATTCAGCGTGATTACGATTTTGTTATAGCTCTCTACCCTCTGTTGACAAAAAAATGTGGCAGCATTGGGGAAAAAATCGGTGTTCGCCTTCTGTGTGTCTCCCTGATACCACTTGATGTTGACGGAATTACAATAGTCTCCAGAGGCGCTGTCAAATACAAGGGTCAAACCGACAGAGGAATACTGCTGATCAAAGTCTACGGTAATGACAGGTTTATTTTGGAAGATGCAGTCATCTCCGCTCATTTCAGCAGACCAGAAGGCAATCGGCTCATTTTCCATAAGTTTGTACTTACCGTCTAAGCCCCAATGATTCAACTCACATGTGATAGTAGGTGCCGGGGTAACCCCAGATGGCAGTAAAGATGGATTTGAAAAGCTCTCAACTGCTGTGGTGCTGACAGAAGCATCCTCCTCCGCTCCAGGGGCTATATCCTTATACAGAATCGTGGTCCTGCTCATGCGGGTGTCACCTGCGCCTCCATTGGGATAAAATTGACTTCAATCTCGCCCCAGTAATTCACGCCTCTTTCCACCTTTTCTATGTCCTGAGATGCACTTGTATAATAAGCTTCATAGGAGATGGTGGTTTGTCCATCAGCAGCCTCCAGCATAACCGAATCATCCACGGAGTGCTCTACAAGGTAATCCCAAAATTCGTCCAGTCCGTTGTAGTTATCACCCCGGCGGAATACTGTCAGTTTGTGGCCGATATATGTACCGATAATATCCCGTACCATGCGGCCAGTCATGACCCGTCCGGCGTTCTCACCGTCCAGGACATTGAAGTTTCGGTTATATTTAGAGATTGCCACATCTGCATCGAACTCTATCCCATTTAACTTAATGTAGCTCATAGTGGACACCCTCATTTCTATCTGTTCGTCAGGGACATCCCGTGTCTACGGGCTACCTTCTTCTGGTTGCGGTAGATCACTTCCCCGTCCAGGTTAATAACGTTTTCAATAAGCTGACCATCTGCATTCATCCCGCTCCTGGTTAGGGCCATCATCACAGCCTGAACGATGGTATCAAGAGGTGCCTCCACATTGGTCCCACTCTTCTGGTCGCCCAAAACCGCCAAAAACTCACGATTCGGAGGAATTACCGCACCACGGGCCAGTGCCGGAATATTTTGCATGGGTAACGAAACTGACCTTGCAGAAGCTCGTCCACTTCGGCTGGATGAGCTAGAACCGGAGGACGATTTACCAACAGTCTTATAAACCGTTGTAATTGTGATGGTTATATTCCGCTCAATAGATGCCAGCTTTGCGTTAAGGGCATTGATCTCCGCAATTACTCCCTGAATGTTTTGGGATGCCTTGTTGTAGCAGTCAGTCCAAGTCTTGTTCCAAGCAGGAGCAAATTCGCCCGTCATATACAGGAGGAAGGCAACCAACGATGCTTTCATAAGCTCTGTATTGTTGGTACAAAGAGCTAATACCGCATTAAACATGATGCTAAAGGCGGATACGACCATTGTGGAATTGTCGTTTACACCGTTTTCCAGTCCGGACATCATGTATCCGCCCAGGTCCTCGAATTCAGTAGATGGGGAATGGATGCCAAAGAAATCCTTTACTCCATCAATAAAGTTTCCGCCCCATTCAGTAATTTTTTGCCCAATGGAAGATAAGCCGTTAAACAAACCGTCCAGCATATCTTGACCGAGTCCAAGCCAATAATCCAAAGTGAAGAATTTAGACGGGCCAGCATCCCACCATGAAGTAAAATTACTCCATGCTCCAGATATGGCATCCAGAATAAAATTCCAGTTTGGAACAATTGCAACAACTAGACCGGCCGCCCCAGTAGCAATAAGTCCAAGCCCAAGAGGGATTCCGGCACCAGTGAACAGAAGTATCACACCAAGAACCAACAAAGCGCCGCTAACGATTGCTGTAACTGCTCCTATCGGACCTTGCAAAGCAGTTTGTATAGTGTCCCAGTTTATCACTGCAGCAGCGGCCAAACTGATTGCTCCCGCTGCCATCATACCAACTCCAAGAGCCATATTCGCACCAGAGAAGGTAAGGACAGCGCCCAACACAAGAAGCGACACACCAAGCAGCCCGGCAATCTCTGTAATAACTTGCTTTATGCTGATTGTTGTACTGCCCCAATTCAACGCAACCGCAGCCGCCATAGCTACCGCACCTGCAATCATAAGCCCGATACCGAGCGGGATATTCGCACCAGAGAAGGTAAATAGTGCGCCAAGCACCAGAAGCGAAACGGACAACAACTCCAGAATCCCGGTAATTGCCCTCTGCATTTCTTCCGACATGGTGCTCCAATTCAACGCAACCGCCGTGCCAAGCGCAAGTGCGCCAACAATCATAAGGCCAATACCAAGTAGGATGTTTGCGCCCGAAAAGGCTAGAATGGCTCCGATTACAAGTGCCGCGCCTCCTAGTATAATCAGGACTCTGTTGATTGCTTCAAGTAATGGGCCATCAAGCGCCCCCCAGTTCTCCGAAACGACGGATACAAGCCCAATTGCCCCCGCTGCCATAAGCGAAAGACCAAGGGGGATATTCACTCCTGAAAACGCAAGGAGCGCACCAAGCGCAAGAAGGGCACCACTCACATACGCCGTTAATTCATCAATCTTCTGCTTGTATTCCGCAGTCGAGAAATCATCGAAAATAGGCTTTATTCCTTCTGATGTTCCTGCACCAGCACCACCAGAAGCCGTCCCTTCCCCAGATAGTTTGTTGATCTCATCAAAAGATGCAAGGGATTTTCCAGCCTTCTTTGCTGCGTTTCCTACTCCCTCAACAGCGTTGGCTTCCTCGTAAAGACTTTCTGCCGCTTCCGCCGCCTGATCCGCGGTCATTCCAAACAGCATGGCTACAAGATTCGCTATGGAGGAAATAATGCGCGCGAGCACATTTACAAATGCCGTAAAAGCAGGTATAATGACCTCAACAAGCGGCTGCGCCAGTGTCAGTAGTGCCCCTTTTAGTCTTGCGATAGCCGCCGTTGCTTCATCGTTCGTTTTTATGACCTTCCCCATCCACTCACGGAGAGAGGCAAGACCTTGAGAAATTACGGTGAAGATCAGAGCACTTCGCACCACTTCACGGAGACGCAACGAAAATTTGTTTGCGCTTTTCTGCATCCGCTCCATGGCTTTTGACATTCGCTCGCTGTTTGGCCCCGCAGCGGCAAGATGCCGTTGGATCTCTCCAGCATCTTCTTTCATGGAATTTAGCTGCTGCGTTCCATCATAGATTTCTGTGCGCAACTTTTCCGCTGCCTGCGCTGTTTTATTCCATTCGGTCTTTAACGCTTTCACCGAATTTGCCTGTTCCTGTATATGGGCAGAGGTATAAAATTTTTCGCCGCTCTGCATTTGCTCCAGCTTTTTGCGGGCCCTATCATACTCTATCCCGATTTGGCGGGCTTCTTCGGCTAGAGCACTTTGCTTTCCCTGTTTTTGGTTCAGCTTTTCTTGTAGCGCATCTATCTTTTTTGTAAGCCTGTTTAATTCTTGTTGCGCTTTCTTATCATCGATTTCAGTTTCGATGATAATAGAGCCATCTGCTGCCATAAAATCACCACAATCTTATTTAGTGTGTGAGGGGGAATTTTACATGATGACATTAAAGAGAATATTAGTCGGAGCACTGCTTTCCTTTGTTTCGTTCTTTTGCATATCCTTTATTTATGCTATGCTCTCTGGAATCATCTCTCCGCTGGAGTCAGTGGCCAATGTAGCGTCTTTGTGCGCTGTTCCGCTGTCTATTGCCGTTGCTGTATATATTGTGAAAAAGCGGATTCCGGTGACTGAAGAAGAGATACAGAAAAAGGCAACCAAAAGTGAGATTAGAAACGCAAAGGCGGCCATCAGAAATCCGGCAGAGAAGCCCCAAGCCCCACTATTCCTAATAGATGGACGGGCAAAACTACGGCTCGTCGGCGGCTTGGGTGATTTGCCACAGGGGACAGCCTGTGAGGCGAGATACAATACAGACCGGATCACACTTTCCGCCAGCGGACAGGAATTCATCCTTGATGCCTCTAAAATGATTGATGTATCCGTGATGACTCAAAAAGAGATACAAACACAGTATGTTTCAAGCATAGGCGGTGCCGTTGCTGGGGCTGTACTCCTTGGCCCTCTTGGCGCAATCATCGGGGGGGCAGCATCCAAGAAGAAAATTACCAATAAGAAGAAGTATCTGGTCATCGCTTATATCTCAGACGGAGAAACAAAATATCTTGTCTTTGATGTGACCAAACGCCCCGCAGATGGAAATAACATTAAGTCAGCCTACCGATTCCTAAAGAAAAACGAAAAGGTAAAAGTAGACCTTTAATCATCCGCCCCTTTTGGGGCGTTTTTTTATCCCTTCGTCCACATATTGACCAAATCGTTCTCCGCTTCGCTGTACCGTGTCTTGATGTCCACAAGATCCCGATTCTTTCGGTAGAACTCCCGGTCCGATTTGTCCAAGGGCTTACCAGATGCTTTTTTCTGCCGGATACGGACTATTTGAGCAAAGAGGCAGTCCCCGATCTCATAGTAGGCCGCCAGGAAAGTCCACCAATGTAAACCACCCGAATTTTTATTTGGGTCATAATCTACCGCTCTTGCCTCATAACCTAACACTCTGTTAATGGGAGCGACTATGTACGGATAATCTTGCTCCCAGTCCACCAGATTGGGAGCTTTTCGCCCCTCTGGCTGGTCCTTTCCCCCATTGATGAAGATCATGCACTCATGGATGGCCTCGTCAAAGTCAGAAAGGGCTTCCCATTCTGGATAGAACATCTGGAGCACGGCAAGAGCCCTATCTTCCTCTGATAAATCCGGGTCATTCATCGCCTCGAAAATATCCAGAATCACCCGGTAATCATAGCGGATGGCAAACTCCTCTCCGCCAACCATTACGCTTTTTGGTAATCCATAGCCCATGCCGTGCTCCTTCTGTTACTTCTTCTGGTATTTCTGATATTTGGCCGTATACTTGGCAATCCTGGGGTTTGTGGCCTTTTGCTCTCTGGCATAGGTGCTGTCCACCTCGTCCATCACAGCCAGCATCAGGTTACACCACACGGGCAGCCCGTTTGCCAGGGCATAAACATTCATCCCACCAAACAAGGCTTCACTGACAGGAACACCAAACAGGCCGTCAATGATTTCCCGCATCTCGGTATCCCGTTCCCTGGCAAACTCGAAAATTTCCTTCTTATTTGCCATCTTTTCAATACTGGACTTGTATCCATCTTGCTTCTTATCCAGGTCCTCGAATGCAGAGTACAAACGCTCCACAAAGTTAGAATCTGAAGGGTTGAAGGTAACTTCCACTTTCCCATTCAAGTCATATGTAACAAGGCCAGTATCAAAATTGAGCTCTTTCATGGATTACTCCTCTCCATCTGCTTTAAAGGTCACAGTGGCTCCCGAAATGGATGCTGTTCCGGTTGTGCGGGTGCCGCCGTAGGTTACCTCAATGGGCATCCCAATGGAGCCGCCACCCTCGCCGCCAAGGCCAGTGGGCAATACCGAGCAGGCAGAATACCTCTCCGCAAATACTGCCGTGTTTGCCGTACCTGCATACAGGTGGACAATAAGCATATCCTGATTCAGCAGGGCATTGACATTGTTCTCTTTGATAGCAAGATTCCAAATCTTTTGCTGGGCCTTGTCAGCGCCGTCCAACTCACAGGGGTCAAAGGTCTGTGTCTTGGTGGCCTTCTTTCCGGTGGTATAAGTATCACCAAAGATATCTACCTTGGTCTCCGTCTGCCAGTCAAACTCAATGGAGCTGTCCTCCACGCGCTTGCCGATGGGGGACCAAGTGGGGGTCCCGCTCTCTCCAGTATTTAGATAGGCAATCAGCATTTCCCGGCCTACAGTCTGGCCTGGGGTGGTGTTAAACTCTAAATCAGCCATTGTGCTGTCTCCTTTCACACGCCGACCTCATAGGTCAGCTTCATCAAAATTTGGTAGTCCTCTATTCCTCCTTCATAGGAGGCGAATTTTGATGCCTGGGTAGTCGGCTCGACTCTAAGGGCCCGTACTCCATCTCCCAGGCTAGGCAGATTCTTCCTGGCCCAGTCCCCAAAGTGGTTCAGCAGCTCGTCGGCCTCCAGGCGGCGGTCATTGCTACTCCCAGGCTTGATGCGGTAGATCAGTTTGAATTGATACTCCGCCTGGTATCCTCCCAAAATGTATTGCCTCGTAATATAGGTCCCCTGGATGGTCGACAGCGCCATGGCCACCTCTTCTCCGATGGCAATATCCAGCGATTCGTACTTGATCATTGTGACCGGCTTTTCGGGGAAGGTGTTCACCCACACATTCATTGAGCGGGAAATCTTGTCTACCTCTTCCGCCGCCGCCAGCATCCGGGGCTTTTCCCGTTTTTCATAGATCATGTTTCACCGCCTTATCCGACACACGGACCCACTTCTCCAGGTTTTCCGCCTTGCTGGCCTCGAACCAATGGGATTGTGCCTGTCCGTGTACTGCTTTGCTAAAAACCAGGTCCTTGTCCGTCAGGACCTTTGTGCCACCCTTTGGGGCGTAACTGCTTCCGGTCTCAGGATCAACCATCAGTTTCCCATAGTACAAATAGCGAGATTGTGGTCCAAGATAAATAACTTTAGAGCCATCAACCCTTGTCCTCCGGTCCAGGTCACCTGTCAAGGCTGGGACATAAGAAGAAGTATCCTTCCGCACTTGGAGCGCCACAGTGTGCTCCGCCTTAGTGCATCCTTCGGCCAGCTTGTCCTTGATTGCGTCTAGCCCCTCAGTGTGGACACTGAACTTCAACATCAGGCTCCACCTACTTCCCAGTGGGACATCTCCCCCCCGAAGTCCTTGAAGTCAACCGTTTTCACGTCGTAGACGTAGTCGTATGCGGCGGATATTTTCTGATTGCTCCAGTCCGGGTGGACAGACTTTCCCTTGACAAAAAAGGTGTTTTGTCCGGGGGAGAGCGTCCACAGACCGTCCCGGCTCTCACCGTTCCAGAACTCCACGGGGCCAACGTACCGCTTTTTTTCCCCGGAAAGATCCTGAAAGGGGCTATAAAGTGCCCATCCGCCGTTATTTTATACCAAGTCGACAACAGCATGTGAATGCATTCCAATGTAAAC